CGTGGGTATGAGGAAACCGGAACAAGCGTTGTGGGATCGGCTGTGTAAGGTGATGGGTGCCCGGTGGCGAGCAGATCGAGTCGAGAATAAGCTGCTGCAAGGCATGCCGGATGTGTACTTCGGCGTCTCCCCGCAGCTTCACGGCTGGATCGAACTCAAGGTGCTGCCGGAATTTCCGAAATGGAACAAAACCGCAGTGAAGGTGCCGCACTACACGGCGTGGCAAGCGAACTGGCACTGGACCCGACGCGAATTCGGCACCAAATCGTGGATTGCCGTACAGCACCAAGATATGATGTACGTGTTCCCGTCGAGACTGGCGCTGGCGCTGTTCGAAGGAATGGCGGCTCCGGAATTCAGGATGGCGGCGATAGCGGTAGATCTGCAAAAGGCGAGCGATTTAGACATCATTGACGCGCTGCTCAGAGCACGGTAGAATACAAACACCCTGCAGCACCGGGTCCGCATCGAAGGTCTTGTTGCGGCGCACCAGAAGTTCAAAGAGGTCTGTATCCGCTGTATCCGGTCCAGACCCCCCTCATGGAACACCTCATGGAACACCCTCTCCCAGTCGAAAAAACGGGGTTCTGTATCCGTTGTATCCGCACACGCGTGGGTCAAATTCTTGTCGCAAGCTTGCGACAGGAAAGTTCTAGACGACAGAACGGCGGATACAACGGATACAAACAATCGGGGTGCTTCTCACGTACGTGTGTGTCTTCGCGCTTGGAGTTAGCGGTCACTAACTTTCTGTATCCGTTAGTAAGCTGATAATACGGATACAACGGATACAAAATCGTTATCAAAGTAATAAGTTCTATAAACGACGTGAATATATGCGGCGCAGCATTATAAACGACGTGAATGGTTGTTCCACCTGCCGGATACAAACTCGGTGTTGTAGAGTGGATAATTGACGGGTGAAATTGGTGGTGTTTTAATTCGCGCCATGGCCAAGTACGATCTGATCACGTTTGAGCAGTTGGGTGCCGACACGGTTGCCTTTCACGAGGCTCGCGCCGGTTGTACGCTCGGTGAACTACTGGCCGATATTGTAGCTGGTCGTGAGCGTTTGGCCGAGGGAAACTCGTCAAACTCGCCCAATTCGGTGTCGTGCGTCGATCCGACGGTCCGCGCAGAGGGCGACCTCAAGCGCCGTGAGGAAACCCGCGCATGGTTGATGCTGCAGATTTTGTCGTATTATCGGGGTGACAATGACAAAGGCGAGTACCATTATTCGCTGAGTGGTGCATACAAGAAGGTCGGTGTCTCCGCGATGACCGTCATCAAGTGGCGCGAAATCTACCCGCTGTTTTCGTCGTGCATCGAGTCGGTTCAGGCCGAAATGGTCGAGACGATCAGGAACGAAGCCTACCGACGCGCCGTGGTCGGTCACGACGAGCCTCTGGTGCACCAAGGCATGAAGACCGGCGAAACGGTCAAGAAGTTCTCGGATACCCTTTTGCAGTTCACGCTTATGGGCTACGATGCGAAATTCCGCAAGCAGGAAATCGCACTAAATCACTCAGGGTCGATCGACTCTAACGTCAATATAGAGGGACTGCGTGACAAACTTGCAGAGCGGCTCCGGGCGAAAGCAAAGGCAGAAGCCTCAGACGATAATTGACCCGTCGAACCTTGACGAGTTCGTGTCTGAACTCTCCGATCAGGAAGCGATAGAGCTATTTTACGACTGGCACACGTGGGGCCGGGCTAATCAGCAGGTGCCGGTCGAAGAGGACTGGTGGACCATCTGGATGATTCTGGCCGGTCGCGGCTGGGGCAAAACGCGCTGTGGTGCCGAATTCGTTCGTTGGCATGTCGAGCGCGGTCTCGCAGGTCGAGTGGCGCTGATCGCTGAAGACGCGGGTGACGCCCGTGACGTGATGGTCGAGGGTGAATCCGGCATATTGGCCATTTCGCATCCTAGCTGCCGCCCGAATTTCGTGCCGTCCAAGCGCCGCCTTGAGTGGCCAAATGGCGCGATCGCCACCATTTATTCTGACGCCGATCCGGAAGCGCTGCGTGGTCCGCAGCACGATCTGTTCTGGTGCGACGAGCTTGCGAAATACAAGAATCCGGACTCGGTCTGGTCGAACCTGATGTTCGGTTTGCGTCTCGGTCAGAAGCCTCGCGGCTGTGTGACCACCACGCCAAAGCCGATCCCGATCATCCGCAAGTTGGTGGACGACCCACGTACTCTCGTGACCACGGGAACCACCCACGAGAATTTCGCGAATCTCGCGCCGACCTTTCGTGACGAAATCATCTCCGAGTACGAGGGAACGCGTCTCGGACGGCAAGAGCTATACGCCGAGCTTATCGATCCGGAAGACTACGGCATCGTAAAACGCGAGTGGTTCCGTCTCTGGTCGGCGGACAAGCCATTTCCCGAGTTCATCTATATCTTGCAATCGTACGACCCTGCCTACACCGACAAGACGATCAACGACCCGACGGCATGCTCGGTCTGGGGCGTGTTTCGACCATCGGATGATAAACCCATGTCGGTCATGCTGATCGACTGTTGGGAAGAGTTCATGATCTACCCCGACCTTAAACGCAAAATGATCGACGAGTACGACTCGGTGTACGGTGATCCGGGTAAGAAGGTCGATCAGGTGCTCATAGAAGAGAAGGCGTCGGGGCTGTCGCTCATTCAGGACTTGCAACGGTCCGGCATCCCCGTTCGCGGGTATAACCCCGGTCGAGCAGACAAGACCCAGCGACTGGCGCTGATCGCCAACATCATCGAGCGTGGCCGTGTTTACGTGCCTGAATCGACCTTGAAGCGTGGCCAGCCTCGGGACTGGGCTGAAAAACTCATCTCGCAGATATGCTCCTTCCCAGAAAGCGAAAGGGATGATTTAATAGACACCACGTCGCAGGCGTTGCGCCTTTTGCGTGATATGAGTTTAATCACGGTAGACCTGCCTCGGGATAACGACGACTTGTACGTCGATGACACGCAACCGCGCCGCATTAACCCATACGCGATCTGATCATGGCCGAATTTACCGCACGTGTTGAACAATACCCGCTGCTTGGTGCATTAGGCCGTGCAGTATCGAAGGCCGACGAATTCGCACGAAAGCCTTTCGGTTACGAAAATCCGCCAGCGGCGATCATCTCCGATCTGCTGCAGATACCAGCGCTCACCCGCACGGTCGAGAACATCAATTACGGCTCGCCGCTAACACATGGTACCAGCCCGATTTCGAAGTATCTGCCTCGCCTAAATAAGGACACGGCTGGCGCTATCGAGGGCGCGATTAATTTGGTTCCTGCAGTGGGTCCACTGGCCCGAGCTACCAAAGATGGCGTACGCGCTGCGGCACCATATGCGGCCAAGCAAGCTTTAGATGTTACTGAGCGATTCGGCGTGTCGCCGGTGATGAATGTGGTTAAACCCGTCGGTAACTTGAACCTGCGCCCATCGGTTCTCGCCTCTCACCTCAAAGGTCCAGAGAGGCAGAAGGTTGGTGATTTCATCAAGCAGATTAACGGCATGAAGGGTCTGACCAAGGAAGGCAAAGAGGGTGCACTCGCCTCGCTGAAAAGGATGGACCAAAATGCGGTGGTCACCAAGGATTACGTCGAAAATGCATTAGAGCCTTCGAAATACAACATCGTCGATCTGAAAGGTGCAGCGGATGATGCTTCTGCTCATCTGCACGATTTAGCAGTCGATAATGTGACGAGTAGAGACTTTGATTATGATGGCTTCATGAATTATTTAGACATCTATCCTGAATCACCGCAAAGAATGAAAGAATTTTTAGACGTCGTAGACGGCGCAACACATGGAGGAACCGATTTAGCGTTAGAACGGAAATTAAAACAATCACTTAACAAATTATATCCGGAAGACCGAACGATGCTGCGCGAATTAGGCATTATCTCGGATAATGGGATTAATCTCAACGCGTTCCGTAATGCGCAAGATGAATTTATCAACAGACTTGTAGATGAGGAATTAGAGTTTTTACGAACTCACCATGATGATCTGTATCCGGCAGGTGATTATGCGCATCGCGACTATCAGCGTTTGAATCGCGGCGATGACACCGATTACGTTGAATTTGGCGTAGCCCACCCCGATGCGCCCGTTGGCTACAGGCATTACGCTTCATCTGAAGAGCCTCTGGTAGCTCATGTGAGGGGTTCTGGTGATCCTAG